GAGGGCTAGGGACTTATCTGGCGAGATCGTTACCTGCTGCGATAAGTGCAACGAGGGCGAAAGTTTCGTCAATTATCCGAGCCAGAGATTTAATCAAAAAGGGTAGAATGAGGGCAGCTATCGTGAGGCTATATGCAGCAGCCTTTATTCGAGAATCTGCCCGTTAAAGTTAGGAAGCTAACTAAGCGTGAGATAAACGCTTTGATGGAGCGTTGCTTTGGTAATCTTGAGTATTACCATGAGCCTGAGATCAGGAAGTTTGCCAAAGAAATCCAGAGGGCTATGCTAAATGTGGAGAAAACGACAGATTGAACTACCGAAACAAAAAGCTACTAGAGATCGCCCGAAAGCTACCGTGTTGCCACTGCGGACGGGAGGACGGAACAGTAGTAGCAGCCCACAGCAACCAGTTGCGGGATGGCAAGGGAAAGAGTATAAAGAGTAGCGATGCGGCAATTGCTGCGCTATGTTATAATTGCCACATGATTGTTGATCAAAGCTCAAAATTGTCAAAACAAGAAAAAATGACAATGTGGGAAGATGCTCATCGATTAACAATTAGAAAGTTAATTGAAGACGAGTGGCTAATTGTAAATGATCGTAAATTGTAAAAATTGCAACTCAGATATAAAGACATTCCCATCTAAGGCTTGGAGAACTAACTTTTGTTCAAATGATTGTAAAGACTCATATAAAAGTAAAAAAATAGAAAATAGAAAAAAAATATGCCAAAACTGCAACAGTGAGTTTTCCCCGAGGAAATATCAAATAGATACTGGAAATGCAAAATACTGTTCTGCCAAATGTCGTAACGAATCATCTCTGCCATCACTTCTATCCAAAGAATCAAAAGAAAAATCTAAAAAGACCTACAGAGAAAAAATTGCATCTGGAGAGATCAAGCATCCATCTGGAGAAAATCACCCTAGATGGAAGGGTGGATACAAAGAATATCTGAAAAGAAGAATTGAGTCTGGGAAGGCAAACGAAGCTCAAAAAAAATATCGGGCTAATAACTCAGACAAGTTACGAGAATGGAAGCATTCAAGAAAAAGTGTAAAGCACGGAAGGTTGCCAAAAAATACAGTAAAAAATCTTCTGTTGCAGCAAAAAAATAAATGTGCTTTATGCAAAATAGATGTATCTTCCGGATATCATCTTGATCACATAATGCCTTTGTCAAAGGGTGGACTTCATGCCGTTGGCAACGTTCAAATTTTGTGTCCAAGTTGCAACTTAAGGAAAGCGGCTAAATTGTATTACGTTCCAGAAAGGGTGCATTGTGAAGAAGACCAAAGCTGAAAAAAAGATGAGTAAGGTTTATAACGAGTTCAAAGAGGGAACCTTGCATAGCGGTAAAAACGGTAAGGTTGTTACTAAGAAGAAACAAGCAGTCGCAATCATGTTATCGGAAGGTCGTAAAGCCTCGAAGGGTAAGAAATGAAAGCCGGACTCTACGCAAATATCAATGCCAAGCGTAAACGTATCGCTGAAGGTTCTGGCGAGAAGATGCGTAAGGTAGGTTCTAAGGGTGCGCCTACTAAGGCAGATTTTAAGGAAGCCGCCAAAACAGCCAAGCCGAGGAAGAAAAAATGAAGAACGGTAAAAAGAAATCTGACAAAGAGTTGCTAAAAGAGTATCTAGACGAAGAAAAAGAGAAGAAAAAGAACGGTGTTAATGAGATAGAAATCGAGATCAAGATTCCTATGGGTAAGAAAAAGCGGGGCAAGAATGGCAGCAGCATGGACTAAGAAGGCTGGCAAGAACCCTAAAGGCGGTCTTAACGAAAAGGGTCGTAAGTCCTACGAGGCTGAGAATCCGGGTTCAGACCTGAAGGCTCCGGTCAAATCAGGGGACAACCCTAGACGCGCATCATTCCTAGCTAGGATGGGGAATATGCCGGGAGCAGAGTATAAAAATGGTGAGCCTACTCGTTTGCTACTATCTTTACGGGCATGGGGAGCCAGTTCAAAAGCCGATGCCAAGGCTAAAGCAGCAGCCATATCCGCAAGAAACAAGAAGAAATGATAAGTGTCGTTTTACCAAGTTTCTTAGGAGAGTATTCAGGTTGCGCGGCAGATAGACCAGCCAAGTTAAGAAGGGCTATAGAGAGTTTTCTAACGCAGGGGATAGGTGAGTTAATCATTGTTCCCGATGGTTGCCAGGAAACGGTCAAAATAGCCTCAGAGTATCCAGTAACGTGCTTAGAGCCTTTGCCTAAGTCTCCTGCTTTTAGTGGCTTTCCTAGAAACAAGGGAATTGAAGCTGCGACCAGCGACTACATTGCGTACTTAGACTCTGACGATGTTTTCGGAGAGCATCATTTAGCCAGGATTGTTGAGCATTTAGATGCTGATTGGCTGTGGTGGGATGATTACGTTAATCTGGATCGTCGGTCAGTAACATTAGGTAAGGGTTTTATTGGCACGTCCTGCATTGCTCACAAGAAATCACTAGGTATCGTTTGGGGTGACGGATATGCCCATGATTGGGGTGTTGTGGAGCAGTTAATGAGGTTTGCCGGAAAAAAGATCGAAACGAACTACAGGGTCATGCATATACCCGGAGTCTTGGACATTTAATGCAAGCAATAGTCATCTGTACGGTAGGAAACCCCGGTATTTCGGTGCTATTGGAATCGATTAGTGTTTACGCTAACGACATTCCTGTTTATATAAGTTCGAAAAACCAGATAAGCACGACACATAAAGTGATACCGAATAATGGTTCCACTTTTGGGGATGCTTATAACGCAGCGGTTGACTATGCTTTCCAAGATGGTAACTACGACTCATTGATTTTAGCTAACGATGACGTAGTGCTTAATCCAGATACGCTATCGTTAATGAGGGAAGATGCGGGAATTCTGGAATCTAGGGGCGTGAAATACGGATTCTTAGGTGCAAGAAGTGACTATGTGTTGCCAGACCAAAACATTAGATTCCCGATAGAGGGTGATAGACGTAACGGATTACGGTGGGCAAGCGAGTCGAATATCAAGTTGACTCCGGTAATTGCGCCTATTTTCGCGTCGATCAGCAGGGAAGCGTGGGATGTTGCAAAGTTTCCGTCTACTAATTGGTATTCAGATAATATAATATGCCATGACTTAAACGTGGCGGGTTATCAGCATTTCGTCAGCAGGGCTTATGTGCATCATGCAGGTAGCCAGACGATAGGCGTTGATTTCAAGAAATGCCATGAGGAACCTAGGGCGTGGATAATGGAACACCGTCCCGATATGTATGAACTTATTTACGCATGACACCGGAAAGGTAGTGCAAAGTGCAGATAAAGATAGTACCAGTAGAGAAACTGATTCCTTACGTCAAGAACAGTAGGACACATTCTCACGGTCAAGTAGCCCAAATCGCGGCGAGTATCAAAGAATTCGGCTGGACTAACCCTATCCTTGTGGACGGGGAAAGCGGCGTTATAGCTGGTCATGGGCGGCTACTGGCTGCAAGAAAGCTAGGGCAGAAGGAAGTTCCGGTCATTGAGTTAGCGCACATGACAGAGAGCCAAAAACGGGCTTACGTTATTGCCGACAATCAACTAGCCATGAATGCAGGTTGGGATATGACCTTGTTATCGTTGGAACTAGCCGACCTAAAAGAACAAGGGTTCGAGATGGATGTACTCGGATTCGACCCTAAAGAGCTAGATAAACTGCTGGAGCCTGAACAGGTAGAAGGATTAACGGACGAGGATGCCATACCTGAGACTCCGGTAGAGCCTAAGACGAAGTTAGGAGATATTTATCAACTTGGCAATCATCGGTTAATGTGTGGAGATAGTACGAGTATTGATGCGGTAGAAAAGCTGATGGATGGTCAGAAGGCAGATATGGTGTTTACTGATCCTCCGTATAATATTGATTATCAAGGTGTTAAGGATAAGCGCGAGAAAATTAAGAACGATAAGATGCCGGACAATGAGTTCGTGGATTTCTTAACGGAATCGTTGATGGGCTGCGAGGTTATGTATGTCTGCTGCTCATGGCATTACGCTCATTTGTTTAGAGAGGCTATGATTAGACTAGCTAGACAGCCTAAAGCGATGATCGTATGGGATAAGGTTAATCCAGCGCAACATTTGGATAAGTATTTTAAGCAGCACGAGATAATCTTTTACTTCGGTGATTACGGCGGTCATAAAACGCTTAGGGGAGATGTATGGACTCTGAAGCGTCAGAAAAATACCGTACATCCGACTATGAAGCCCGTAGAGCTAATAGAAATTGCCTTACATGATAATGCCGGTAAGAAGATCGTTTACGATGGATTTGGCGGGTCAGGCAGCACGATGATTGCTTGCGAGAAGCTAGGAAGGCAAGCGCGAATGATGGAACTAGACCCTAAATACTGTGATGTAATAGTAAAGAGATGGGAAGATTTCACCGGCAAGAAAGCCGTATTGTTAACAGATGAGTAACATTTACCCTCAATAAAATGGTAGAGCATAAGCCAACAGAAGAAAACAAGCGGATAGTCGAGACATCGGCAGGACTAGGCTTGCCCCATGAGCAGATAGGCGCACTAATAGGCATCGATGATAAGACGCTGCGGAAACATTATCGGACTGAACTAGACGTAGGGAAGGCTAAAGCCAGCGCACAGATAGCCAAGACGCTGTTTAGCAAGGCTCAAGGCGGGGATACGACTGCGCTAATCTGGTGGACTAAGGCTCAGATGAGATGGGCTGAAACGCAGAAGCAAGAGGTTACTGGTGCTAATGGTGGCGCACAGGAAATGATCGTCCGATGGGGCGGGAAGGCTAAAGATGATGTACAAACAGACTAACTGCCCGATGTGCAGTGCTTTTATGATTGCCGGTCAATGCGTTAACTGTGGCTACAAGCAGCCTACAAGCCAGCACTAATGACTGAAATTGTCATTCCATACGAGCCGAGAGATCAGCAGCTAGAGATACATGATGCGATTGAGCAGCATCGTTTTACTGTGGTGGTTGCCCATCGTCGCATGGGAAAGACTGTTTCGGCTATCAACCACCTCATCAAGTCCGCTATCGA